CGCTCTTATAAAAAGAAAGGAGTACATATGAAAAACAGAGATTGGAAGATGTGGTGGAAAGCAGCTGGAATCCGGTCAGTGAAAACCATGGCGCAGGCGGCGGTTGCGATGCTTCCGGCGGCGGCAACAATCTGGGCGGTTGACTGGAAGGCGGTGATCGGGACAGTTGCTTTGACAGGGGTAGCTTCCTTATTGACATCACTGGCAGGCCTGCCGGAATTAAAAACCAAAACCATAAAAGAAGAAAGCGAGGAAAATTAGCATGAGAGATATGACAGCATTACATCCACAGTTACAGAAGAAAGCAGAGGTTTTGAAAGAAGAATGCAAAAAACAGGGGATTTGCATCTTATTTAGCGAATGCCTGCGGACGGTTGCAGAGCAGGATGCCTTGTACGCACAGGGCAGAACCTCTCCAGGGTCCATTGTCACCAATGCAAAGGGCAGCACCTACAGTTCCCAGCACCAGTGGGGCGTAGCCATCGACTTTTACATTGATATGGATGTCGACGGAGACGGGGATAAGAAAGATGATGCCTTTAATAACTCTACCGGGTTATTTGACAAGGTAGGAGCCATTGCGAAATCCATCTGCTTAGGCTGGGGCGGAGACTGGACAAGCATTAAAGACCGCCCGCACCTGTACCTTCCTGACTGGGGCAGCACCACATCTAAACTGAAACAGCAGTATGGGACGCCTGAAAAATTCATGCAGACATGGGGAGACGGAAAAGTAACGGCAGAGGCAGTACAGGGAGTAAACAAGGTCTCTCCAACGGGATATGAGCGCACACAGTTCATTATGGATGTGCAGCAGTGCACGGGATCTAAAGTGGACGGGAAAGCAGGAAGGGAGACGGTCGGGAATACTGTCACAGTTTCCCGCACAAAGAATAAATACCATGCCGTGGTTACGCCATTGGAGCGCAGGCTGAAAGCATTGGGTTATTATTCTGGGGCGATCGAAGCAGATGAAGGGAAAACACCCTGCTTTGGCATTGGAATGGAAGCAGCGGTAAATTCCTACCAGAAGAATGTGCTGGGGTATAAGAACCTGGACGGGGAAATCACGGCAGGAAAGAAGATGTGGAAATCCCTTTTAGGAATGGTATAATATTTCCAAATATAAGCAATTAAAATAGAAAGCCGTTCAGTGATAGAAATGATATTTCACCTGTCTGCTTGGCAAGGGGCATATCATAGCATCATTGGACGGCTTTTTGGTACAAATAATTCTTTTTTATGGTGTACAATATAGTTAAATATGAAAGGCGGTATGTAAATGTACACTATAAAAGAGCAAATCAATTTGACGGAACCGACAATTTCATTCTCTTTGCCTTACCCCGACTGGCGCATACTTCAAGAATCAACTCTGTGGGCGCGTCTGGATAAGTATCTGGAAGCATGTCAAAATACAGATACCCAGAAAACCCCGCAAGAGAGAGCAAGGATATTGGAAACTGAATAGACATTATTTCCTTGTGACTTATGATTTCTTTTCCAATTTTGTGCGTATATTCCCGTACTTTTGTTGGAACGTACACGCAAGGATAGCAAATATTATCTTGCACTACTGATACGTTTGTTATAGAAATAGGAAGGTGTGAACGGTTTGAAAATGATACATACATAAGCAACGACCTATTTTTATAGCTGTAGTAATGGATTGAAAGTGATATTTTTCGGCGTTGTGCAATAAATGTGTATACAGTTCCAATTGAGCCAAGTATTGCAAGGGCAAATGTAATATTGTCTTTGGTAAATATTTGACCTGCATATTCAATAATTGGTTGCATGTTCATTTTCTCCTTTTCCACCCCTGCTGTTTCATTGGAGTTTTTTGGTACAAATTGTTTCTTATCATGTGATATGATAAAGAAAACCACATGGAGGAAACAAAATGCTTAGAAAAATATTTAAGAAGCTTAAAAATATACAAATAGCTCCTGCTGATATAGCGATTATAATATCGCTGATATCATTGTTAATAAGCATCAATGATATTCTAAATAAATTTTGAAATTACATTCCATAGTAAAACAAGCATTGATATAACAACAGCAATCCAGCCTTTAATATCTGCTTTCTTGGACTTTTTTAGCGCAATGTCCGATTGGGTTTCGGCTGATTTTGCTATTTTTTCTATAGATTTCGCAAAGTCATTTTCGTGTTGCACTTCTGCTAAATAAGCCTTTCCTAGCTCTGTAAGTGAAACGGATATTATGTCACCTTTAACTTTTGAGGAAAACATTTCTTCAAACGAATGGAATCTTATCCCAGATACTTCATATGTAACCTTAATATATCTTTCGTTTTCTAAAAATTCTATTATTTTTAGTTTTGAATCAGGTATATCTTCGCGTTTTATACTTCCGTTTTTCGGAATAGATTTTAAAAACTCTAACTGTTCTTCGTCTAAATACATTTTATTTTACCACTGTTTCGTTTATTATCCTTTGTTTTTGCACCCTGGTGCCACGAAAACTTTCAAACTCTGCTTTTTCCACTCCTGGTGTCGCAGGGGCGGTGGTTTATTTAACTGTCACAGTACATGTTGCCTTGCATCCGCTCTTCATCTTTACCGTAATTTTTGCTTTTCCTTTCTTTTTTGCAGTCACCTTCCCTTTTGAATTTACGGTTACAACTTTTTTATTGCTTGATGTGAATTTGGATATTTTATCCCCTTTTGATTTTTTTGTTATTTTCAACTGAATGGTTCTCCCTGCCTTTACGGTGACCTTTTTCTTGATTGAAACAGATGATTTGAGTTTTGCTATCGTTTTATTTTCTTTTTTTCTGCAATTAATACATTTTCTTGTTTGTGTTCCGTTTTTAAAAATTGTTGGCTTCTTTGTAATTGCCCATTCTGAATATGAGTGACCTGTATATGGAACTGTTTCTGTATAAGAAGTCTTACAGTTTAAACATGTAAATTTCTTTTTTCCACTTTTAGTACATGTAGGTTTGTTCTCGATTTTTCCAGAATCCCATGCATGATTTTCTGCAACAATCACTTTGTCATTTTCTAATAGTGCACCATTTCTGCGCACAGATATTATATGTTCTCCTGCTGTTTTAAATGTCAAGCTGTAATTCTTCGAATATGATATAATTCCTCCCGCTATTATGGAGGAATGTCCGGTATATTTGCTTTCCATACCACAATTATCTGTGCATTCAAAAGTAAAGTCATCACTTTCTTTACATGAAACAGACAAATTAAACGGACTTCCTTTACAACCGTTGAACGTGTTGCTTATCTGGATGTCATCGGATTTCATTTCTTCAAAATTCACCTTGTATTTTTTACAATATTTTTCGGCTTCCGAACCAATTTTACCAATAATCTTTATGCGCCTACAGTTCCCAAATGCATCGCGCTCTATGCTAGTCACGCTTTCTGGAATACTAATACTTGTCAAACTGCTGCAACCATAAAATGCGCCATACTCAATACTTGTCACTCCTTCCGGTATGCTGATGCTTTTTAGGCTGCTGCACTCCCAAAATGATTGACTTCCAATGTTAGTCACGCTGTTCGGAATGATTACGCTTTCCAAGCTGTCGCAGTCGCAAAATGCACCCTTTTCAATGCTTGTCACTCCTTCCGGTATGCTGATGCTTTTTAGGCTACAACCATGAAATGCAAACTCCCCAATCTTCGTCACGCTTTCTGGTATCGTGAGTTCTTTCAGCCCGCTACAGCCAGAAAATGCAGAGTTTCCGATACTTTCCACTCCCTCGGGGATGCTTATCTCTGTCAGACTGCTACATCCATCAAATGCATTATCCTCTACGCTTTTTACGCTGTTCGGGATTTCTATACTTATCAGTCCGCTGCAACCAAAAAATGCGCCATACTCAATACTTGTCACTCCTTCCGGTATGCTGATGCTTTTTAGGCTGCTGCAACCATAAAATGCATCGCGCTCTATGCTAGTCACGCTTTCTGGAATACTAATACTTGTCAAACTGCTGCAACCATAAAATGCTTGACTTCCAATGTTAGTCACGCTGTTCGGAATGATTATACTTGTCAGTCCGCTGCAACAAGAAAATGCACTTTCCCCAATATTAGTCATGCTGTTCGGTATTCTGACTTTTTTTAAATTTTTGCATTCATAAAATGCCCCATCGTTTACTTCTAAAATCCCATCCTCGATATAAACCTCGTTAAACTCATTTTCATTCACTCCCACCCTGTTTCCAATAACTCCCTCTCCATAAATGTAAAGAACGCCATCTCCGTATAATTTATATTTTGGTTGGTCACTTCCAGAATCTCCCCATATCCCTTCTTTAATTACTTTCCCATGCGCATTTTCATCAAATCCACTTTCTTCTAAAACAACCTCTTCTTGATTAGATGATTCAGCATGTATTTCCAATGGAAACAGCGATAGAGTAAGTGACATTGCAGTTGCTAAACAAATTGAATTAAATAATTTTCGTTTCTTCATGAAAAACTCCTCCTCTTTAAAATATTTTATTTTTTAGATTTTTTATTAAAACGCC